GCCCAGGGAGGGGGGTTGGGGGGCAGTGGGTCACGGCCACGCCCCGTTTACACGTGCAACCCGTTTACACGCCTGCGTTTACACGGCCTTGATGACCGTAGCAGGCAGAGGACGCACGTTGTTGAGTAGCTTTAAGTGAGTGGCTAGCTCTCGCTTGAGTTCGTCAGGTGTTGCCTGCTTGACCTCAGTCTGCGTCTTGTCAATGAAGAGGCCGACAGACTTGCCGAGTAGTTCCAGTGCTTTTAATTTGGTTCCTTCCTGCTTGGCCTCTTTACTATGTGCCAACAGTTGTTTCAACACATATCGCTTTGTCCCCGCCACATCCTCACTTAAGTGTTCGATGGTCTCTTCAACCCCATCATTCACTAGCCGTTTAATCCTAATATCCTTTGCAAGCTTGGACGCATTGGACATGACGCAAGCATCGTTAGCCTTTGAATTAGGATAAGCCTCTCTGTAGGCAACCTTGAGGGTTGCCCCTCTAATAAGACAGTTCGCAAAGGCCACTTGGGATGCCGACAATGGCCTTTCCCTCTTATGCATTGATCCCACTACTTGGCCGTCTCTCCTTACCTTTGGTTTATCTGCGAGCATGGCTAACCGCTCCGCTTCGCTCATCTCCCCCTCGCCCGAATTTTCATCGCTCGACTCAAGCTCCTCAAGCTTGGCCAAGTACTCTTCACTGGTGGTTCTGCCCATGTTTAAACACTCCCCGTAGTAATCACCTGCAACACTGACTAACCCTGATTGTAATTACAGTGTCGTTCTTGTCAACAGCTTATCCACTGTAGTGTATAACTCACAAATGTTATCCACAGGATGTTATCCACAGTTTATACCCAGCTTTATCCACATATACATTAATAGTATTCAATTTATATGTACTTTGTAACCCTTTTATTTTCAAATACACACGCTAGAACTATAGTTCTCTAAAACGCTTAAAACACCCCTAGAATCGCTCAAAAAAACTTTTCAATAGTAAACCATGTCCGACACCCGATCGGCTCACCAAGAGGCTAAAAATCGGTCTGATTATGTTAAGTTATTGACCCTTGGCATACTCTATGCTTAAACTCAAAATGAATACTTAGATACACAAACGCAGTGCAGGCCGTCCTCTAATATATAAGGCTTTGAATTGCCCTCAAATAAAATAAATTAAAATATTACTTGCACCTTGTCAACCAATAGTGATATCATGCGTTAAAGGTTCAGAGGTTGAGATTTAAACACTGGCCTTGTACGTGGCGATATTGCCATTCTTTAATCGGAGGTTTTATGTTTTCTACACGTGAGGAGTATCTTGTCGCACTCATTCAAGAGTTGCGCCCCATGTTTGACCTTTACGGGTTTCCCTTACCGCAGGCCATTCGCATTACTTGCGGTTTCCCTTTGAATGCCAAGCGCTCCCGTGCAATCGGTGAGTGTTTCCCTGCTCAGAACTCAGGCGATAACCACTTTGAGATTTTGATCTCCCCTGAATTGGCCGACCCTCAAGCAGTCGCTGAGTGCGTGATCCATGAACTCTGCCACACAACGAACGGGGCAATGAATCATGGTGCAACGTTTAAACGCATCGCCGATTATATGGGCTTAGTTCCCTCGGCAACACGTGGATACAAGGCAACATCAGGGGCAGTCGATTTCATGTCACGATACGGGGCGATCATTCAATCCCTTGGTGACTACCCTCATGCTCAATTGTCCTACGCTACCCGTAAGACTCAAGGCACTAGGATGCTCAAGGCCATGTGTGCCTGTGGTTATACCATTCGACTCACCTCTAAGTGGGCATTCGATGAATACGGCAGTCCCCGTTTGCCTGCCTGCCCCATCGATGGCCAAGCTCTAACCCTAGCATAAGGATAAAAATTATGGGAATCGTCAACAAACAAGTCATGGCCTCTCTGCCCACGGCAACGATTGCAGGGGCTTACATCAAATTTTCAGGGTCAACGCCTGCCGAAAAAACCGTCATGATCCAGTGGCTCGATGGCCAAATCGATGCAGGCAAATTGAGTGTCGATGACGTGAGACAAGCACTACCATTCGCCCCCGTTGTCAGTACGGCTAACCCTGCCATCGAGGCAGTGGCCAATAATGCTCAGGCCGTGGCCTTGGAATCAGTCGAGAAAATCAAGGCCTTGACCAACACCCTAGACGTGCAGTCTAAGGCCATTCAGAGGATCGAGGACTCACTCGCAGACATTGCCGAGGTCAGCGTTGGAGTGGATCAGGCAGAGGTCAATCGCAAGCTTGAGACCCTGATTGACAACGCCTTTGCCCCGTTTAAACAGGCCGTCATTGCATCAGGGTCAGAGGCCAAGGTCGCTAATTTAAACCCCGTGGTCAAAGTGGATCGCAGATCCTGCCTTGATGTTTTTGGGGTTGACCTCCCCTTTGAATTCGATATCTACAATGACTCTACTGCCCCTGCGGTTGACCCCTGCTTTATTTGGACTGAGTCCATTCTGCGAACCCTCGCTTTCGCTCAGGACACGGGCAGGAATACTTGGTTCGGGGGTGAAAAGGGTACAGGCAAGAGTCAGACTGCCGAGCAATTCTCGGCACGTACAGGCCGTGGGTTCATGCGCTACAACTTTCACAAGTACACCACTGCCTCGGATTACCTTGGAGATGTGGGCTTGGAGAACGGGGCAACAGTGTTTAAACAGGGTGACTTCCTGCGGGCTTACACTGCCCCCTCGACTGTGATCCTCTTGGATGAAATCACTAACGCAGACCAAGGCGAGCTAGCACCCTTGAACGGGTTTCTCGAACCCAATGCCAAGGTCACCTACGGGGGTCAAGTGTGGCGTAAGGCTGAGGGCGTGATTATTTTCGGGGCAGACAATACCCTCCTCAATGGTGACACCACAGGCCGATATGCAGGGACTCGCACAACGAACTCTGCATTGGGTGATCGCTTTACCGCAGTGATCAAATTTACTTTCCTGCCAATGCATCTTGAGATCGATGCAGTGGTCAAGCATACAGGATGCAGTCGTGAATTGGCCACGCACGTACTCAAGGCCGTGCATACTGCACGTGCCAAGGTCGAGACTGGGGACATACTGGACGCACCGTCCATTCGTCAGGTGATCGGGTTCATTCAGGCCGTGCCTTACCTTGGCATGGTCGAGGCATGGGAGTCAGTCATGGTTAACCGTCAGGTCGAGGACTCAGGTATCGCCTTAAGGGGCATCGGGTCTGCCTGTTTAAACGCTGAAATTTTCAACAAGTACTTGGGGGTGAAATAATGAAAGGTCATACATTCAAAGCAGGGGTCGAGTCGATCCTCAATAAAATCAGCGCCAATAGCACTCTTAAAATTAACGGCATGAGTTGGGAAAATATCCCCACTGCCTCGGTTAATTCGCAGGGGTTCGTCAAGCTCGCAGACGTGGCAGACGATGCGATCCTTACTCAGGCTTTTTTGGATCGCTACGTGGGGTTCGTCATCCATGAATTGTGTCACGTCAGGTACACTGATTTCTCAGTCAATGCCACAACTCAATACATGAGACAGTTGCATAACGCAGTAGAGGACGTGTGGATCGAGCGCAAGGCAATCGCAGACGGCATGACGGGCAACGTTGCAGGCGTTTTTAGCAAGCTGATTAATCAAATGATCGCAGAGGCAGGCACTGAGGGCATGGCCGACCCCCGTAATTACCCTTGGCTGTTTGCCTGCCACGGCAGACGTTACGCCAAGAGGATCGCACTGCCCGAGGGACTCGCTCCAATATTCGATGAGGCCAGTGTTCGAATTGACAGTGCCAAGTCAAGCCGTGACACCTTGAAAATTGCAGAGTGGATCATGTCTCAATTGAAACAACTGCCCAAGCAGTCACCAGATCAAGGTCAAGACAAGGGTCAAGACAAGGGTCAAGACAAGGGCGAGGAGGGTACTCAGGAGGCCACAGGAGACGCTCAGGGCGATCAAACAGGCGAGGGTGAGGGTGAGGGTGCAGGCGAGGGCGATCAAGGCGTAGCGACCGCTCCAGTCGATGGCCAAGACGCACGGGAAACAGAACCGAATTGTGAAGTCCCCGAGGGTCAAGCAGGCATCGGGTCATACAATAAAGAGGCAGGACTCGGAGACGCAGAGGATCACACTAGCGATCGCCTCAATCACGATACTACAGTGGCCGTGCCTTCAAGACTACGTCATGAAGTGCGTAAACTTTTCGAGGACTCAGGACTTGATGAGTACCAATTAAACCGCAAGGCAGGGCAGATCAATTCATCCGCACTTGCATCGATTGCCACTGGTAATGTGCGTGTGTTTAAACGCCATCATGAAGAGGGCGGTATTGATTCTGCGGTCGTGATTGTCCTCGATGCGTCAGGATCTATGTCAGGGTCACGCACTACAAATGCCGTCAAGACGTGCGTTGCACTTTATGAGACCCTCACTCAGGCAGGCGTGGCCGTGCAGATCATTGCATTCAATCACCGCACCTCAACACTTGTCCCGTTCAATACGCCAGTGGCCAAGGCCAAGAGAATACTTGCAAAGTTCAACCCAAATTACGCAACCAACGATTACTTTGCAATTCGCTACGCTCATGAGATCCTCAACGCACGTCCCGAGTCACGCAAAATTGCATTCGTCCTCACCGATGGTAATGGATGGGCTGATGAGGTGATCGCTCAGATCAAACAGGGCAACAACCTCGGCATTACAACCGTGGGCGTGGGCATCGAGTTAGACGTGTCGAGAGTGTATGAGAACAACATCTGCATCAGGGATGTTAAAGACTTGGCAAACGCATCGTTTAAACAAATCAAATTAGTAGCATAAGGGGGAATCATGAAGGGCATTTACAAGAGGTTTTCAGTCGTGGGCAACGGGGGGTTCGCCTGCCCCTGTTGCGCTCCACAATCGGGCGATAAGTACGGGGCGAGGGCGAGGGTCATTCTGAAAAGACAGGCCAAGCGGAAGGAAGTAATCAATCTTAATAAACTCAATAAGGGGGAATGAAAATGTTTGATAGAAGAATTAAATCTTATGCAGTCCAAATCACGTGGGATGATGGCGCAACTGAAATCAGGGAGGATTTCCCTCCAATCCCTTACGTGGAAGAATGGATGGATGAAATTGAAAGGGAGGAAAACAAAGCCTACAACATGGAAGTGGAGGACGAAAAATAATGGGTACACCATTCATTCACACAGGCGAGTCAGCAGAGCAAGCCGTCATTGACTACATGGACTTGCAAGGCCTTGATTCATTCGAGCAGGCGCTCGATGACATGGAGTCATGCATTGATGACCTTGACAATAATGACCGTAGTGCTTTGCGTTATTTCAGGGGAATTCCCCATGCAAATTGAAACCATCAAGCAGACGTGGGGAGATGACATAGTGGACGCTATGTTTAAACAGATGGCCAACATGACATTCTACGAGTTGGCAGGCGTGGTGATCGGCCGAATGTCCGATCAAGAGATTGAGGTTTGGGTGAGTAATATTCTAAAAAGGGAGAAGAGTCGTGAGATGTAATCATACAAAAGAAGAATCATGGTGGGAAACAGACGCACAAAACATCCCTCTTGCGAGGGTATGTTCTAGGTGTGTTGATGAGGTGTTGAGCCATTATCGGCCTGAAATATTGACTGGATACGACCAGTCGGACGTGGACGAACAAATCGAGGAGAACTAAAATGAATAGACAAGTAATGATTGACCGATTAGTCGAAGATGATATTGAGACAATACGTCAGGCCATGCAACATGATGACGTTGAGTACTTGGATTACATTCTGCGCTTTGGGATTGCCTATGACAAAATGTCAGACGAGGCATTGGTGACTGAGTTTGAAAACCGTTCATGGGAGACTGAAGATGAAACCAATTGATGATTCATGGGCGCTGACCCTCGCTTATGCGATTGCCGTTGTTGTTATATTGATTGATCTACTTTACTGGAGGCCATGATGTTTAAACAATGGTGGATCGGTTCGCCCGATAAAACGACAGTGTGGGAATACACAAAAGCGGGAGATGTTCGGATCGCTGACTGTTCATCTAAAGTGCTGACCCTTGAGGCACAAAGGGACAACGCAAGGATGATTGCCTTTGCCCCGCAGATGTATGAACTCATTAAGGTGCTTGCACCCTATGAACCCGATGCAATGGACATTGTCAAACGAGTGGAGGGAATATGAACCCATTAAAACAAATCGTTGACCTCAACGACAAGGTTGTTGATCTACTCATTGAAAACGAAATAGAGCAGGAGGTCGCCTTTGCTACCCTCATGAGTGTCTGTTTAAACATCATGAGACACAATGACGTGACGAAGGAAGACTTCCTGAATTATTCATCGGTTCTCTATGATGAGCTTGTTGCACCCAACAAGCCTATGCATTGAAGGTCAAAGCCTTAACGTGCCGTGACCCCGATTTCCTAAAGCAGACGTACAAATATGATCATATTATTGAACTTATAAACTCTGACATGGAGGTCAACGCAGGGGAGAAATACATCAAGTACGATGGCCGATGGAGGGTTTACAAGATGGGGTACGATAAAACCCCACGAGCCTTTGGCCAGTACAAAACGATGTTTGGAGCGGTATATAAATGTAAAACTTAAGCGCCTTTCGGGGCGCTTTTTTTTGTCCCCACCAGGATTTGCGTTTAAACAGAAGACCGCTGTGAGTTCCAGGTAGGTCATTGCGTTTAAACAACTGTTCCTGGGGATTCTGGCGGAGGGAAAGCCTTGCGTTTAAACAAAGCTCACCCCATGAGCTAGAAGGTGTCGAGGTTCTCGGAGTACGTGCCTGATGTCTTGTTATATAGAAGGGTCGTTTCCCCCTGCGTACCCACCCATCTATACCTACATTTCCACACTGCCACCTCTACGTAATGATCTTTTCTGTGGATTGTGATTCCACAATCCGTCTTAGCCCACCATGCCATTGATCCTGAGATGGCCATGCCATCAGGCCGTGGTTGTTCCACCCCACTGCGGTTAATTTTGGAGGGGTGAGCTACGAACCAACAATGGATGTCGTGCGTTTTAACAAACCTTTGTACCTTGGAAAGCATATTGGAGATAGCCTCAGTCTCGGTCGAGTCCCTGTTTAAATCGATGTAGTTATAGGGATCAATCACCATCCCCCGAATGCCCATCCTTTTCACCGCCACCTTTGCCCGTTCAAGGATGGATTCCAGTGTGCTTGGCTCTTCCCCGTTTGTATCAATGAACAGAAAATGCTCATTGACCCATTTAAACGCATGATCCTTTTCCTCCTGAGTCATCCGTTCCTTGCCGTCAAAGAATCTTTTCTTGGTGTAAATCTCCATGAGCCTTGAGATATGAATCTCGGGCTGATTCTCAAACGAACATACTGCAAACTTCCAGTCCTCATTCTTGGCTAGATTGACCATCAACTGATCAACAAAGTTGGACTTGCCTGACGAAGGATAGCCAGTGACGACAGACAACTGCGATGTAGCTATCGTGTAAACGTTATCCAGCGAAGAATATCCAGTCGATGCACCCTTACCCGTTCCCGCTGCGTAGAGGTCGTTTAAACGATCCACGTAAGATTCGGCCATCGACAACCCTGAGATCGGGTAAGGTGTCGCATCGTTCAGGATATCTTCAATCCGAAAAGGGTCATCAAGATATACCTCGTTTAAATCTTTCATGTCGAACTTGGCAAGCCGACATTTGTCTTTGCCTATCCTTCTTGCCAACTCCTCGGCCAACGCCTGTCCTGCGGTGTCTTGATCAGTGGCGATAATCACATAAGGCGCAGAATCAATGATCTCTCTGGCGTTCCATACAAAGGCGAATCTTTTGTCTTCTGATGGGGAGACCTTACCATCCGCTACTTTGATGGGCGCACCGCTAGGCACGGAGACTGCATTCTCTATCCCTGCCTCCATGAGGGTCAGGGCATCAATCTCACCCTCTACAATGACCAAGGGTTTACCCTTGACCACGTGATCTATTCCAAAGAAATCATGCGCCCCACCTGATTCCTGCGTGAAGTCTTTATCAGGGAAGGCACGGTACTTGACTGCCACCAAAGCGCCGTCTCGGTAATACGGGAAGCCGATGGCTGCGCTGGTTTTGTTTAAACGACCAAAGAACTTGTCCGCCGCAAACAGCTTCATTTTATCTGCGGTCTCTTTTGATATCCCCCTCGACTTGAGGTAATCATAGTGAGGGGTCGTCAGTGCGTTACTGACTACTTGAATGTTGGGTACTGCTGACACATATCTCTCCTTGGGTTGCACTGACCCGTTTGTTTGGCAATGATGGCAATGGTAGAGAACTGCCCCGTCTGGTTGACGGGTCAGCCTCATGTCTTTGTTGTTGGATTTCTTACGCTCGGTTTTGCAATTGGGGCATGTCACCCTGAGCGTGTCGGCAAAATGGAACTGCTCAATGAACTCGGGATTCATTTCATGCTGCCATCAGATTTCCGTTTAAACGAGCGATTCTGGCTGGCAGGTTTTGCCTGAAGATTCCCCATGACCGTAGTTCCCCCTTTGCTGAGGGGTCGTTTGTGGTCAACGTCTTTACCATCGCCTTTGTGAACCACGCCTGCTTTTTCTAACATTGCCCGTGCTTTGTTTCTCTCTGCCCTTTTCTTTTTAACCTCTGGAGTGCCGTCATATCTTTCATATTCTTGTTTGTAATTACGAGTTGCCATTTTTGAATTCCTTTAATTGATTTTGTTCGAGGGCATAGCCTTCACCAAACCCTAAATCCACTTTGTTTTTATCTTGGAAGAGATCATTCTTCCTTGCCCATCCAATAATATCTGCGCCCGTGTCATCAACGATGGCAAGAACGTAAATATCACAAGGATCTTCTATCTTCTTTAGTGTTGCTAAAAGCCTACCGTTTTTGTGCCGAGTAGTTTTAACATCCATACTCATTCCCTTGTGGGTCATGAGATCTGCCCCTCCTGATCTTACCCCGACCGTCAGATCGGGGCATAGGTTCAAATACTTAGCCACACAGTATTCACCTATCATTCCATCAATATCAATAGCCCAAGTCTCTTGGTTACCCATCTGTTGATCTACAACATTCCCCATCGCCGCAGATCTCCTCATGACCCCGAGGGTTCGGCAGATGAATAACTCTTCCTTTGTTAATACAACACGCATGGTTAGTGATAACCCCCTGTCTTAGCCGTCATACCTTTACTTGCCGTCATTGCATCCCCAAGGGGATGCTCTTTGGTGGACGGACTTAGCCTATCCTAAGCCCTTTACACCATGCTCTCCGGAGCCACGTGACTCGTCAGCCGTTCGACAATAGGGCGCTAACTTCGCCACCCGTACCCCTGCTTCCTTGTCTTTCCCATAGTAGGGGGTTTAAACATTCACCGCTACTGTTAACCGACCAGTGAATGAGTTATAGAAAAATGGAGACAAAAAAAAAGCCGTTAAGTCAAACCCCGGTGGAACACAATAACCTTGTGGGCTATCGCAACCCCATGCGGGGTCGGAGTTTGATTTAACGGCTCTTAATCGGAGTTCCACTTCCAATTAGTGATCGCAGTGTATCAACAAGTATCAAGACTTGTCAATACCCTTTTAAAAAAAAGTTGGTGGCACATAAAGCAGTGTGTTGTGTTCCAAACTCAAATAGGAGTTTACAACGGCGCTAACCCGTTGCACACCAACAAGAGTAGAGACTGTTGCAGTCATGACCTGCGTGGAGCATCGGGATGAAGATGTTATCGCTAGATTACTGGCCAGACTCTAGACGTTCAGCGCACCGTTGACCGACTTCATACCCACCAATCTCTACACTTCTTGATGTACCTTCATTCTATTATGTGCTAATATTCCTTTGCAAGTTATTTTCATTTTCTTTGCAAACTTGCAGTTGTCCTTTGCCCCGCCTTAGTGCGGGGCTTTTTTGTCGGCAACTCCTCGACAATAATCTCGGCTCTTGGATTCTCTTTATCCAATCCCCAGTACACGTGACGCTCTTTTACCTGTCTATCGTTTAAATAGACCAGACCCTGCATCAGGTCAAGAATCAAGCTCTCATCCAAATCCGGACGGCGGGAAGCGTAATAGATCTTCATGATCACCCTGACATCACGAGTCATGAGATTAGCCAGCGGCTTGCATTGCTGTTTAAACCTATCGCAATAATCCAACGCTTTCTGGCTTTTGATCAACCGAGACATGTTGCCAATACGCACCACCCTGCGTGAATTTGCTTTACTTGCAGGCTCACCTAAAATATATAATGAAAGTGCTTGCAAATCGTTTTCGATAGTGATATTATTCAAATCATCCATTCAACACCTATAGGAGAGTCAATGAAAATTACAAACAATTGGAACGTTCCTGAGACGCTAATGACTTTAGCGACAACGGAATATTACTCTAAAGGAGCATCGCAGTATAGCGTAACAGAACTGATGTCTCCTCCACGCATCAGAAGACTGCGTGAGCAGTATGACGAGAAGGTCGTTCAGGACGTGGCTGACAACCTATGGCAATTGCTCGGTTCTGCGTTGCATGTGGTCATGGAAAGGGGCGTAACTGACGGGTACATACAGGAGGAGAGGCTCTTCATCAATGTGGACGAAATAGCCATCTCCGGACAGATCGATTTGCAAAAAGAAACCCCCGAGGGGATTGTCATCATTGACTACAAGTTCACCTCTGCGTGGGCAGTCATGCAAGACAAGGTGGAATGGGAGCAACAACTGAATGTCTACAAGTGGTTAGTTGAGAAGGTAAAGAAACGTAAAGTTGTTGGATTACAGATCTGCGCTTTCATTAGGGATTTCAGTCGCCATGAAAAGAAGGATGGATATCCTAAAGCCCCTATTCACATGGTGGATATTCCAATGTGGGATGCAGTGAAGACTGAAACCTACGTTCGGGACAGATTAGAACAACATCGCAATGCCAAGATGTTTCAGGACTTTGGAGAAGAGCTACCGCTCTGCTCTGATGAGGAAAGATGGCAAAGAGAGACAGTCTATGCCGTCAAGAGGGAAGGCCGTAAAACAGCCATCAAGTTATTTAAATCAATCGAAGAAGCCACAGAGTTGGCAGAAAAGGAAAAAGGATATGTCGAAACTAGAAAAGGTGAACCCGTCCGTTGCACAGGAAACTACTGCGGAGTTGCCGAATGGTGCGACCAGTACCAAGCCGAACTCGCCCTTGGATCTACTGAAGATTAATGTCAATGACCATACCGAAAAGAAGAATGGCTTAACGTATTTGAGTTGGGCGTGGGCGTGGGCAGAAGTTTTGAAAGCTGATCCAAGCGCAGTGTTTCACGTGGAACAGTTTGACGGCAAACCATACATGGATGTAAACGGCACAGGCATGGTATGGGTCACCGTCACCATGTTTGGCCAACCCCGTACTTGTATGTTGCCAGTCATGGACTACAGGAATAAACCCATCACCAACCCTGATGCATTTGCAGTCAACACTGCGATCATGCGTTGCATGACCAAGGCAGTCAGCCTGCATGGCCTAGGACTCTACATTTATGCAGGAGAAGATGTACCCGAGGAAGCTGCGGATGTTGCGTTTAAACAAGAGCAGCAAGAGAAGGTGGAGGCCATAGTTCAGAAGGCAGTGAAGAAGGTTGTTTCGGGTACACCCGTGGATGATGCCAGTCGAGAACTCTTTGCTGAAGGCATGATTGAGTATGCGAATAAGGCTTGGCACGTACAAAGCGTCAACGATCTATCAGACTACTGGAAGAACAACCAAACCCAATTGGACGATCTCAAGCGTTCTCACCCCGATCTCTATGCGAAAGTTAGAGATCATTTCACCGAGCTTAAGCTCAAATTTAAACAACTCAAGGAGCAGTCATGACATATACAACAGCGTTTAAACAAAAGCCTGACGGCGGATCACTTCGCCCATCCAATTTTAAGAAAGGCCCACAGTCTCCCGACTACTACGGGACTATCCATATCAACATGAAAGACTTGACCAATGTCAAGATTGAAGATGGATGTCACGTGGTTAAGTTGTCAGGTTGGAAGAAGACCGACAAGAACGGAAAGACATACCTGTCCTTGGCCGTGGATCGTTTCATTCCTAAAGAGGGTGGCGGTATCCGTCAAGAGCATCAATCCCAAGATGAAGAAGATCCATTCTGATGGCACTATCTTTTGAAGCAAGGAAGATAGCGTTAAAGCAAGACCGCACAGGTTTTATCTTAACGCTTGCCATGCACCCCGATGAGGTTCCGGAAGAGATTCTGCGTGACTTTGTTGGGGCAAGATATGCAGTGGCTATACAACGCATTGCAGATGATGAGTCAGCAGTGCCTTACAACAACATGGTCAAGACGGCAGGCATGATCTGCCGAGATCCTGTTTTTCAACAGTTCCTTGTGGCCACCAATCTTACAGATATAGATGGTGAAACGGGGGCGGCAGATGGAGTCTGCCGATACTGTCGGATTGAATCAAGAACTGAACTCAACGGAAACAAGAAAGCGCAGGAAAGATTCACCGAACTGATGGATGTATTTAACGAATGGAAACGAAATGACACCTTCTAAATATAAAGCGGTAATGACGTATTTAGAACCGAAAGATATCTCAGACTTAAAGAAGTACTCAAAGAAGTACAGAGTCACAATGGCACAGGTTATACGAGAAGCATTGTCTTCTAAGTTTTCCCAAGGTGATCCATTCACCGCAGGGTATAACGCAGGCATTGAAGCTTGTATAGCCAACATTTATGAGATGCAAGCTGCCCAGTTGAGATTCCCATCGGGAACCTCGATGGCAGAACTTATCGAGTTAGAACTTGTTAAAAAGAAGATGACCAATGAAACCACTAACGGGCAGTAAAAACCAATGCGGTTCGTGTAAACAAAGGTTTAACAGCAACAAACCTTTTATATGGCACAGGATCGGTAAGTTTGGAGTAGACCGCAGATGCATGACAACCGAAGAAATGCTGGCTGCTGGTATGAGTTTAAACAAAGATGGCTTCTGGATCACAGAAAAAATGCCACAACAATTAAAGGAACATTATGAACATAACAATGCTTAAACGGGCAAGAAAGTTATACAACGTGGACTACATTCCCTATTATCAAAATAGGGAGAACCAACGCAAGTGGGTCAAGGCCATCCGAATGTTAGGTGATAAATGGCTACTGGCCAAATCGAGGGGGAAGAATGAGAATGCAAGCCACACTATCCTTTAATTACCCTGATGATGAAGACAAGCTAAGAAGAGCCGTCAATGCAGAGGTGATGTATGAAACTCTGCGTTGGATTGATGCGGAGATGAAAGAAGGCGCAGATAAAAAATCAATTCAGGAAAAGATAACAACCACGTTTAAACTGATAGGTGAATCATGACGGACACAATCATCTTGATCATTGCCTTAATGGCAACTGCGTTTACATTGATAGTGGCAGCGGTAATTGCTTGGATGTTTATACAGGAGCATAAAGATGACTAACGAAGAAATTGATTATTTTTTAATACAAGAACATTTTGTAAAACTTTGTAGATGGATAGCAGAACTAGAACGTGAGGCGTGTGCAAAGATTTGTGATCAATATGCGCTAGAAGATGAGAATTGGGCAGGAGGTTGTGCTTTCGCTATTCGTAAAAGGGGAAAAAATGACTAAAGAAGAACTATTTGATATTGCAGATCAAATATTAACCATGCCATACAAAAAAGACGATGTATTGTATTTGGCAAATTATTTGATGGAAAACGGCAGACAAATGATGTTGAAAAACGCAGAGTTACAAATCGAAGTGGCAATACTAAAAGAATGTGAAGAGTGTGCAAAGATTGCTGACTCATACGCAGATGGGTTAGAGCGTAATTACTCTGAAATCATTGCGGACAAAATCCGAGCAAGGGACAAGAATGACTAAAGAAGAAATCATAGAGATAGCTAAGAAGGCTGGATGGTCTGGTATTTATACGCAATGGGCAGAGCCAACAGGTGAAGCAGATTGGTCGCCTTATAAAGTTAGCCTGACTGTACCTGTGACGATAGAACAGATTGAAGCCTTTGCCAAACTGGTAGCAGAAAAAGAACGTGAGGCGTGTGCTAAGTTATGTGACTTGACTATGTTGCAAAACCAAGAAGCCATAAATGAACTTGAAGATGATGAACACATTGCAAAGTGTTTTATTCAAGGCGCAATGACTCAATTAGTGAAAACATCTAAAGCAATTCGAGCAAGAGGAGATAGCAAATGATTACGCAAGAAAAAATTAAAGAGTTGGCTAAACAAGCAGGTTTTGAAAGGCTTGGTGTATATGCTCAATTTGGCGATGATTGGGTGGGTTTTACTGAAGACCTTGAGACTTTTGCCAAACTGGTATCAGAAAAAGCAGTTGAAGAATCAAACCATATTATTTTTAAAAGTTGCATCAATCAACCACATTGGAAAAGATTAGCAATGCGTTATTTAAAACGCAATGCGCCAATGTTGCATCACCAAGCGGTAACAGAATTTAACGAACATCCTGATGGAAGGGGCAAGAATGAAGTTTAGAAAGAAACCTGTGGTGATTGAGGCTACGCAATGGTTCAAACATGGCGACCATCCTGATGTTTATCCTGCAACAACTGGTAACACTGAAACTTGGTATGCAGATGTTGTAGGTGTTAAGTGTAAAGATTTGGGCATGATTGATACATTGGAGGGGCCACATTACGTCATTCCTGGAGACTGGATTATTACTGGCGTGAAGGGCGAACATTATCCATGCAAGCCTGACATTTTTGAAATGACATATGAAAGGGTAGAAGAATGAAAACCAAAGAAGAAATTAAAGAAGAGATCATTGAACTGTATGGGGCAACTCAAGCCTTGAACGAGGCAATGAATTTTCTTCATGCCCAACGCATGGAGAAAAGTAAACAGATGATGGCGTTGAACCATATGTTGAAAGAGATGGAGGACAAGAATGACTAACACAGAAACTAAAATTACTTTTTACAAACCTCCTGAGCCAGTTGGTTTCTGGTGTTTGTATAGTGGTGGGCCTACAACAAAATTTGCAATGTTTCAAAAACCTACTGATGAACAAATCAAAAACACAACTGAATTGTTGGGATGGATTTGGGAAGATGCAAAATGACTAAAGAAGCATTACAAATTGCATTAGAAGCGTTGACTGATTTTGACTACGACAAACGCATCAAGGCTATTGAAATTATTAAAGAAGCACTAGAAACAAAAGATGAGCCTGTGGCGTGGATGAACAGACACGGTGCTTGTAAGACTTCTTTGTTTAGGGAGATGGAAGCTGGCGCAAAAGAAGAATACACCATTCCTGTTTACACCCAACCACAACGCACATGGGTAGGACTGACTGATGAGGAAATACAAGAGTGCTTGCAAGGTTTGCCAACGCAGACGATTGATGTGTACGCAAGACGCATTGAAGCCAAGCTGAAGGAGAAGAACACATGATTAAAGAATCAGTTGTTTGGATTGAACAAACTAGAGAGCAAGCAATCACCCTTGCTAATGACATAGGTGGGGACGCAGAAGTTCATGCTTTACATATACGAAAAGGCACATTTGAAATGGCGCATAAGCCTGTTGGGTATCTTGTATATTACCCCCCAAAATGGAGAGGACTTACGGATAAGGAAAGACAAGAAATTCATGGAAGCACCAAAAGTCCTTATGACGATTTGTTATTGGTAGAAGCCAAGCTAAAGGAGCTAAACACATGAGACTAACATTTGCAGAAATAATTTACTCAATACTTGTTGTCGTTGTTATGTGTTTTCTAGCATGGGCTATGGCATATGGTTTGTGGCTAGGTTTTGGCCCAAGCAAAGAAGAGCGTGAAAAAAGCCACGCCATGCAAGTCATACAAGAGATAGATGGGTGCAAAGTCTACAGGTTCTACGATGGTAACTATCATTACGTCACTAGATGCGGTGACAAGGTAACAACGCAAAAGAATTGGGATGAGTCATGCGGTAAGGCTTGCACTCGACATAGAACAGAAGACATTACAACGGAGGGAAACCAATGACTGAAGAAGATGAAGAATTTGAACGTATTGTAAAGAAACGACAATACTTAATTGATTACATTCTAGAACCTCCATTGGTTTCTAAACAAAAAGAATGGGTAGGACTGACAGAAGATCAAATAGACGAATTGGAAAAAGAATTTATTGGTTTTTCTGTGCCTAATATTTATAACTTTGCTAAAGCAATTGAAGCCAAGCTGAAGGAGCGCAACACATGATTAGAAAAGACATACAAAAAGCATGGAACATGATGTCTATGCATAACAGTGAATTGTTGTTGGAGAACTATGAGCTGAAGGAGCGCATCAATAAATTAGAAGCACAACTATTTAAAAGAACATTCTGGGGGTACATCAAATGTTGGTGGGTTAATAGGAGGGTGTTATGACTGAAGAAGATGAAGAGTTTGAACGCATTGCAGCCAAATGCAAAGAGACTGAGCGTGTAAACGAATCCAAATGGAATTCAGAAATGTGTTCCAACTATGGAGGATTTTGTAAGAAAGAATGGGTAGGACTAACAGTTGATGAAATTGCTGAATTAGTCTGTAACCTTGAAGACCCAGAGAATCGAATTGAATTAGGACAAAAAATTGAAGCCAAACTAAAGGAGAAAAACACATGAAAGCATTTCCAAATCCAAACAACACAATGCAAGAAGGCATGGACTTAAGAGATTGGTTTGCAGGCATGGCCATGCAAGGCATCATTATGGAGGGTGGTTTAAACTCAACATATTGTACTCAAGTATCCAAAATGGCTTATGATTTTGCAGATGCAATGATTAAAACCAAGGAGGCTAAACCTAAGTTACCTCGACTAGAAGACCTTAATCTAACCAAAAGGATTAAAAATGTATTGCGGATGGCCGACATTCACACCGTTGAAGATTTACTTAAGCAACAAAGGTTTCTCTATAAAGAACCCAACATTGGCAGAGTAAGCCTTATCCATATTAAGATAGAATTATTGAAATATGGTATTGAGTTTGACTTCACCCCATCTCCAAGGCAAATGAAACTTATATGAGAGTCCTATAGAAATACTCAAATAGAAAGCTAAAGGTTATCTACTTCTCTTGGGAGAGGTGGAGCGAAGAAGCTAGAAGAGGGTTCCTTGAACAACGTTTTCCGGAGTTGGATCTATGATCAAATATGACGACTATGATGAGGCCATGCTTGGCCCTGCATACACATGGAGAGATCAAACGCAAGTTGAAGTCTTGGTATATGATGCGGAGAAGATAAGGGAAATTCTAATGAAAAGGGATGGCATGTCTGCGGAAGAAGCCCGAGAGTTCATTGAGTTCAATATAGAAGATGGGTATCTTGGCCCCGAGACACCCGTCCTTGTTTGGCCTGAAGATGAATGGGATCTAGAATGAACTGTCCTGAATGTGGTAAAGGCACAAGAATCCTTGAGAAACGAGATGATCGAAGACGCAGACAATGTTTAAACGGCCATCGATTTACAACCAAAGACATAGACGGAAAAGAGGTAATCTTTGTACCAAAAAGGAATGTACAGGAACCGAACCCTGTTGGATTCGGTAAGGAATTCCCCCTGTCAAAACTGTGGCATTGAAGATGGCACGGTAGTGGCCGCACATTCCAATCAGTTAATAGATGGCAAAGGCCGTGGTCTTAAAGCACATGACTATAGGATTGCGGCCCTTTGTTATGCCTGCCATATGGCCTTAGACCAAGGCAGCAAGATGACCCGGGAGGAACGTTTAAACATGTGGGAGGCGGCCCACCGTAAAACGATAGGCTGGCTCTTCGATAACTCTATCGTTCAGACATCATCTTCTTAAGATACTGGACATTGGCCGTTAAGGCATTCTGCGCCTCACCGATAGCCTTCAATGCATCCCTCTTCTCATCAGCACTCATGCCTGACGAACGAACGATTGTGGCCTCGTTCTGTAGATCCTTCATGCTCTTGTCCATAGATTTAACGTAGTCATCCGTGGCTAGGAGTCCTGCGTTCTCTTGCATATACTCGCCGATGTCTTGGTAGTTGCCCGTCTTCTCTAATAGGTTGGATGTACGCACCGCCTGATCCACTGAGTCTTTAAGATCATAATAGGATGATACCGACCCCCGTGCCTCTGGATCTAGGGCAAACCTCTTGATGAATGGCATTTGTTCAAAGCGCTTGGACGCTTTGGGGACATCGCTGTTTAAATTGATGATGGAATCTATAGCATCCACCATGTACATCCCCATCGTTCCTGTATAGCCTTGCCATAGATGCTCAAGCATGATGGGTGACTGACCCAACTCTTTACCTATGGCCTCAAAGGTTTTGGTTGTGGATGGGCCGACTTGATATTCGGGGGCTACATTCTGTAAGCCTTGGGGAACAATCGCCCGTCCGGTAAAGAATGAGTAATTGGTCATGGTTTCAAGCGCAGGCTGGAAGATCTGCGGTGCTTGGATAGACAGGGTAGAGGTAATCCCCCGTCTCATAGATTGACGGAAATCCTTGCCCGTGTCATTGCCATAGAGATATTCCAAGACTCGCTCAGGGAATACTTTAAAGATAAAGCCCACCTCAAATGGAATTGGGATCTTTACCCCGAGGGAAGGGATTAACCAATTGTTATCCCGAGTTTCTTGTTCCTGTTTCTTGTAATCATCATCATCATGCGTCATTATCCAATAAGCCGCAGATAATGCCATGATGGTTGCGCCACGGACAAAGAAAGCTTTCTGTCTAGCCTTGTCAGCTTCTGTTGCATTCTTGTCAATAAACGGTGCAAACCCTGCACGGTAGAACACATCCAAACCTTGGATCCTTGCGTTCAGGAATGGGGTCACCGCAGACAAAATACGAATGATAGGGTTAGCCCCCTTCCTGTAGAAGTTCATCACCTCCAAGGCTTGATAGATGGCCTCTGCTTCATTGCCTGTCTCGGCCATTGTCTTCTCAAATATCGCAGCACGGGTTGCGAGGTCAGATGCTTCTGTTCCATGTTCTAGGGCATCCCAGAGAGATGTAAATGGGGTAAGACCTTTCTCTAGGGTTGTCTTAGTTCCAGCTTCCTTACGTAGCTTCTTGGCCAAGTCTCTACCTGCAACCTCAATGTTTCCACCCAAATGACCACCACCAATACCTGCGGCTCTGAGCTTTTCAATGGTTGGGTTAGTGCCTGCCATTGCAGTGGTGAAATGCTTGACTGTATCAACGACTGGGGTCATGTTTGACCCACTGGTGATGTAGGCCGAGATCGAGTCTTTCATCATGTTGGCCAACATAAATCCTGGATCTTTGGTCACCATGTTGCGTAACCAATTGGCAGGCGCAGAAAGAATCCCCAAGAACGGCAGGTCAGGTAAGTTTAAACCCTGCATAGACTGAATCAATAGAGGGTCAGCCACGTTGTAATAGGATTCTTTCCCGTTCTCGAAGATCTTCACGGTGTTGAAGTTATCCTGTTTAAACGGTACTTTCTCAGCCAGCTTTAACTCTTCTGCGTTCTTAACAGCCCTTGTAGCCGCCACGTTCTTTGTACCAGATTGGATAGCGGCGTGGGTATTCCTGACCACAGTCTCTAAGAGATCAGCCAATGGCCCTTCTCCACCCTTGAGCTTCTTGGGTGCTTTAACCCCAGTCAAGGACTGGAACAACTGTGGGCCTACCGTGGTGTCCCCATCTATCTGACGATAGAACGGGATGTAGTCTGAGTACTTGGAGAACTCTTTGGCCTTTTCTGGCGACAACACGCCAGTGTCAACGAGGTATTTGACAAGGCCGTTGTTGTACTTGATCCAATCATCATGGACTTGATTAAAGATATGACCGTACTTCTTCTCTAGTTCTTTGGCATGTTGAAGATCTGCGGATGTGTAGTTTTCTTCACGGCCTTCCCTGATCAGTCTTCTAGCTCGTTTAGCGCCTGCCCAGAACTGGTATAACCTGTACATGTCTGGGTTGTTCATTTTGGCAAGCGGGGCAAAGATCTCAACCACGCTCTTCACAGATCTATCAATAGAGGTATATCCATTCTTATAGACTGGAACTCCACCATTTTTACTCATGGCTTCTGCTGCAATGCCTGACGCTAGGTCAGACATCAAAGCCGCAGACTCAGCACTGGCATCGGCCATCAGCTTAACAACGCCTTTGGCCTTGGCAAGCATCTTGTCATGGACTGCCATTTGGTTATAGCGGTTAAGGAAGTTAATCCTTAGATCACCAAAGTTCTTGGGGTTGATTGCCTCAATCATTCTACGGGCGAAGCCTACATCTTCTCTACCAGGAGTAACAGTGTTTAAACGATCTGCCAGGCCCGCAGCGTTGGGTATGCCGTTTAAAAGAGTGCCAAGACTTGCTCGGATGTCTGGTTTGTTGAAGTCGTAAGTGCCTTTGTTGCCGATGGCCGACTTCAATTGATTGGGTGTAAACACATTCAACTCTACGATATTGCCTTGGTCGTCCTTGACCATAATGCCATCGTAGCCGTTCTTCTCAAACAGTTCCCTGACTTGATTGCCTTCTAGATCCATCAACCTTGTTTTGCCGTCAGTGAATTCTTCAACGGCCTTGACCATTGCTTTATTGATATCGCCTGAAAATCTATCTGTGAGAGCTTTATCGCCACGAGTTACATTGATAACAAATGGATTCTCTGCGTGGGCATACAAAGGCATGATGTTGCCTTCAGGGGCAAACTCATTTGAATATTCAGGTATAGAGGTACTGTATATACCTTCGCCTAGCTTGCCATCATCAGACCGTCTGAATGTATTGAAGTCTGCGTTGGTGGCATGGTACATAACCATTGGTTTGCCAGCTTTGTCTAAAACCTTGCTGTCGCCAAAGAAACGTTTAAACGCAGGTGTATCATGAGCTTTCAAACTGGCTTTGCTGGGTGGAACAGATATATTGTGTTTACCAATCAATACGGCATAGCCTTGGTTTTGCAACGGATCCATAAACATGTATCCATCAAACCCTGCGTTCTTGATCTTACGTTCTAGATTAGATGCACGTTCATTTGCACCTTCACCTTTGTTGGTTTTGATAATGCCTAAAGGATCTTTGACTGCATCGTAAAGATTGTTTAAACGCACAACATGCGCTGCACCACCAACTCCAGCTTCTGGAACAATCCCTTTACCTTTATCTACGTAAAAATAGATACGGTCTTTGATGTCTCTGTTAGCAGGCTCGCTGAGACGTTCGCCTTCTAGCCCTTTCAGACCAGTGCCAAAGAACTTAGATATTAATGTGTTGCGTTTTTGTTTGCTGAAATGAACACCGACTGCGCTTGACGCATTCTCTATTGGTGTCCCGTACTCGGCTTCAACATTGGGGAACGTAGTAGCGCCTGCTCTGCCGCTCTCGCTAGACTTCGTTCCGGATTCGATCCACTTGTTCCTGAGTTGGATTGCATCTTCTGAAATGGCTTCAAGCCTATTACGCCCTTGCCTCCAAAGATCGTCTCCCCCGGCTTTCTCTCTACTTCCCTGATCTGTGCCATATCTTGTTCCTTCTAAATACTCTTCCCTGTTTGCAGGTTCAATCAATTCACTATGGAATCGGATTGGTTTTTGAACATCAATAATACCATCGTAATCAAAATTAGCAATAGCATCTTTTATATTGTTGTAATATTGTTCATCAGAAATTTCATTGTCTGTGTACTTAGAGAAGTTTCCAAAGTGGATTTTGCCATTACGCACTGTATCTGCGTTGGCTTCTGGAACTTCTTTGGAAATATGTTCTCTAAGATCATTTAATGTCTTATCATTCATTCCTTCTGGAATGATGACTGAAACAAATCCATTCTGAGAATCTGACGTTGTATTGTCTTCGTCATAAGTAACCATAGCCTTTTGATCAAAGACATTACCTATAACTCTAGCAAATTCATTTAACTCTTCGTCTGTTGCACTGTCAGGCGCATTGATGATGATGTTGGGGTTTTGTTCACCCTCATATCTACCAGAAGAAATGTTGTAAGACCAACCCTTGAATCCCATGTCATCAAATAACTTGGGTATGACACGGCGAGCAACCACCTCAGTGGTTTGTTGTTTGTCTGCGCTGTTCATTAAGCGCCAACGGGCGGCTACCTCTTGGTCAGGGTTCGGTGCAACCTCTGCTACTATTCCTTTGAGACTGGCTTTGACAGTTGCTGAACTAGGTTGTCCAGAAAGTTGAACCGCTCCTGTGGAGACATTCCCGCCGTTTTGTTGTCCAGTGAAGACCACACTGGGTCTGACGGATCTATTACCCTGATTGGCTTGTTTGATAATGGCTTCTTCGTATCCGATATCATCTGCTTTCCTTCCACTAAGTTTTGCATATAAACGTTTTTCATAGTACCACAAGGCAGCTTGAATGTCTGCAAGAGTTAAGTCAACTCCTTCACCACGCAGTAAAGCTTGGGCTTTACGTGCCGCCTTGTACATAAAAGCTCTATCTGTTGCAGAAAATGGAGCTTCTTCCAACATTTCAAATTCATTCTTATAGATGGTGTTAGCCATCTTAAGTAAGTTGTGTTCAAACAAAAATTGATCGTAGGCATCACCAGCAGCGGCTTCCGCCCGTTTAAACCATGCTTCTTTAAGAACTTTTTTGGCAGGTTCTTTACCACCAGCAAGAAACTCAAGATCAGTTACAAAACCATTTTCTTCGTATATGTTTCTTAGTGGAATAGACTCTTCAACCAAATCATTAACGCTTGCGTCAGGCATATCAAGCATTTCTCTAAACTTATCAAGAGATGCTTTTGTAGCCTTTGGTATTAACAAACCACGCATACGGTTGATAGATCTAGTCCACCATAAGTCCATTGTGAGGTAACCCTCTGAACCGGACAGGTTGGCGTAGAAAGCGCCAAGCTTAGGGCCAAAGTGAATAGCGGCTGATGGAATGACCGTATTAGCTAAGTAGCTGGCATCTGATTCTTCACCAATAGAACGCAGATATGCATTCATGTCTTTAACAGTGATTTCTTTAAGTAATTCCTTCTCAAAATCAGCGCCGTACTTACGTAATAAGTTTTCAATGTTTATTAAATTTTTATCCAAAGCAGACGCACGGCGGTTACCCATAGCAACCAAAGGTTTGCCATCTCTAAGTTTTGAATACAATTTAATTGCATTGTCAATGTTCTTAGCAACTCTTTCCCCATTAGAGGTTACAGCAACAAGCGCAGAAAATACCGATCTAGCATGTTTGTTGTTCTCAAGCTCTGGGAATCTACGAGATAACATTTTGACTGCGTTGGGATAGTTATTGGAGTACCACCCTAAACCTGTTCCTGTCTTAGCAGTAGCTCTTAATTGATAACCAACTTCGTCAGCCATTGCTTTTGCAATTCTGTCTTCATCTTTGACGGTGTGGCTTAGGCGGTTCATTGCGCCCTCTTCACCAACTGTCTGTGCGTTTAAAGCCTTAGCAATATCCCGTACGTTGTTTACACCAGTCTTGCCTTTAGCTTTTTCTGTGTTTAAACCAAGTTCTGCCTGAGCAAACTGATCGTTTTGCTCCATGATCTCTCTGGTGGACAATGGAGTCTTAAGACTAGCTTTTGTTCCTTTATTGCCAACGACTGAAAGAGCAACCTTAAGAGGTGTGGAGAGATCATAGTTCTCAGGATTCTCAACAATTTCTCTAATTGCTTGATGTGGATAATCAAAGCCAAGGAAATCATCTTTTTTCAACGCCCGCAAAATTCTTTGCTGAGGTGGGGTAGAGGCTTTATAAGCCAAATCATAAGCTTCATCAGGTGAATCAGCTTCTGTATAGGCATCATTAAGCTTCCTATACATCTGACGCAGTACATCTTCCCTGCCAAACCTATCGGGAGCTTCTTCTTTCTCTGCCCACTTGGCAGTTTTGATACTAGCTTTTGTTCCTGCTGGTTTGGCTTCAGCCTTAACCAACTGACCCTTCTCAATCTTTTCAAAGATATCCTCTGCGGTGTTGAATCCATTCCCGGTTAGAACGTTACGCAGGGCTTCAAAGAATTGGTTTAAACGCTTCAATAGCGCAGCAATCATTCCTGGGGGGCTTCCCTTCTCGGCATAATACCTAAAGGCATCGGCTATAGCCTCCTCCTCGATGGCATTCATATCCCCCTTGTACATTTCCATGTATGCGTCATAGCGGGATTTGCCTTCAGCAAAAGGTTTATCCTTCAGGAATTCCTTGATCCATTTATCCTTCGCCATGCGCCTCAGAGCGTTCCATTGGTTGTCGGTAAAGAACCCTAACGCCTTCAATGCATGAACGGATTCATGGCGCAATACACCAATTGGATCGGTGATATCCAAGGCTATCTTGATGAGGCTTTGTGCATACTCACCTTCGTTTCCACCAAGGGTACTCATGAGCTTTAAGCCGACACCCTTCAACCCAAACTTAGCCAAAATGGCTTCTAGCTGCTTACCCAGTTCAGGAGCAGCTTGCTCAAACTCCTTGTTTACACGTACCTTGATTCCTGGAGTTACCCGGTCATTGAGTTCTTGTTCAGCCAAACGAGCAAAGCTACGTCTGCGCTTGTCACCTGTTAACTGTTCTAGTTCCTTGGTACTAAGGTTGGCAGCAATGCTTTTCTCTGCTGCACTTCTATCAGGGAAAGTACCAATAGATTGGCTGTTCTTGAAGATCGTGAATCCCTTACGGGTCTTCGGTACGATGTTTCCTGCCTTGATTGATAAAGGATTAACTTCAGGATCTAATTCAGCTTTAGTCCTGTTTAAATTCCCAATCTCTTTTTCAGTGTCAGATACCTTTCTGGCGTAATCACCAGATGCCTTTTGGTATTCAGGAGTTCTTCCCTGACCCATCGCCTCCATCGCTTCTAAATCATCTTTTGATTTTTGGACGGCAGCTTGCTTTTCTTCTATCTCTTTATCAATACTATCGGACTTCTTAGCCCGAGTTTCTAGGTATTTATTTTTCTTCTCTTCTGCGGCTTCTTGGGTATCAGCAATCCCAAGTTCCTTATCTCCGGCCATGATCTTGAAGTGTTCTGGGGCCTCACCCTCCTTGAACGAACCTTCTTCAATATGGTATCCACTAGGTAAATACGAGGTAGAGCTGGGTTGCTCCAGCTCATTGTCCTTGTTTAAATCAAAATCACCAGACCGAACAAGGTCAGCAATCATATGCTGTGCGTCTTGATCTCTTTGTAGTCCGGTAGCTTTCTTGATGGTTTCGATAGCCTTCTCTTGGCTAACGTTCCCACCCAATTGGTCTAATGCATTGATGCTGTTTAAACGCTGATCTGCATCGTAATGGGTAGCCGTTGTGCCACGAGGCAGAATTAAAGGAGCTTCCCCTGTATGGGGTTCCATCTTCTGCAATGCTTGTTGGGCGGCAAATCTCTGGCCGTCCGTCATCATATTCAACTCACCAATACCTGTGGTGCGTCTTAGGAAGTCTTTAAACCCTTCGCCAGAAGGATCTACGTTCTTTTCTATAGCCTTGTTGACCACATCTTGTGGGGTTACCTTCTCATTGGTATGACCCACCTTGTTAGCAATCAATGCGTTTAAATCGGCTCTCTCGCCCGCTGGGTTCTTTTCCCGAGTGTCATTGGGATCGAGAGATTGGCTGGGCATTGCATCAACAATGTCCTCAATTGAATAACTCTTTAATGGAGGCTTACCATTGTCTGCCCTGTGGGCATCAATAGCCGCTACACGCTCTGGGCCTAGCTCTTCTGCCGTGTAGTTACCATGAGGGTTGAATAGGGATTGTTCAGCCTGATTGCCTTCAACTTTCGGAGCAGGCGCAGGAAGAGCTAAAAGCTCGGGATTGATTTGGTTCTGTTCATTGAACTTGGCTAGAAGATCTGCGCTTTCTTTCTGTTTCTTGGCAGCTTCTTCTGTTAGGATCTTGGCTTGGTCAGCATCATATTCCCGCTTGAGACTGCTTAACTGAGCAGGCGATACTGCCGCTCCCGTCAAAGCACCAATCAAGGCATCATGAGCGCCTGCACCCATGACACCTTCCATAAGGGGTGTATCAAATCCTGCGTTCTGTAGGGCCAGGTTAGAACCCAACTGAGCCGCTGATCCTTGAACAAATTCACCTAAACCACTTTCAAGAGCAGATGTACCTAAAGCCCGAGCAAAGGTTGGTTTGGGTATGTTTTTAATAGCCCCCTCTGCCAATTCGCCGGGACGCAAGTATCTTCCAAGTTTAGCCGCAGGGCTAAGTGGGCCTTCCAATGCACCAGATAATGCACCCGCCGCCAAACTGGGTAAGTTTTTAACACTATACTCTGCGGCTTGTTGACCAAGGGCTTCGGCCTCTTGTTCTGATTTACCTTGCTTGATGGCCTCATCATGGACATTCTGATAGTTTTGACCCTTCTGTCCACCAAGACCCATTAAAGAGCCAATTCCTAACTCGGCGGCGGTTGCAAGACCCAATGGTTCTGCTAAAACAGAACCAGCAATCATTGGAACACTAGATGCTATTGCAGACCCAGTCGATGTAAAGGGATGTTGGAAAACAGGGCGCAGATTGGCTGACAACTCCTCAAGTATCCCCTTGCCTTTGGCACGTTCTTGAAGTTCTTGGTTAATCCTTTGTTCTTCTATAAGCTGGGGAGACAAACCTTTTTCAAGATATTCATTTGCCTTGGATAGGCTATCATTGCCTGCACCAAATAAATCGGTTAAAGACTTGGCCCCGCTGATTCCTCCTTGTCCAACCTGACGCAGAAAATCTGCTGTTGAGGTTGAGGCAGTAGGAGCATTCTTTAATTCTTCTGTTGTATAAGCAGCGTAAGGATGCTGCCGAATCACTTCGTTTTTAACGTCCTCTTGAGAGGCTCCCGCAGGCCCATCAATCTGATAGGTTTTACCATCAGGCGCAGTGATTCTATATGTTGGCATAATTAAGGATTAACAACAGTAGACTGACCCCAACCTCCACTACTGGGCGGTGGCAACAAAGGGTTAGTTTGTGTAGGCGCAGGAGTTGTGGAAGATCCTGTTGGCATCATACCACCCATAAATTGAGAGATCTGATCATCGATTGCTTTTTCTCTTCTTGCTATCTCAGTTTGAGCTGCTTCATAAGCTGGAGAACCTTTGGGACTCATCAAGCCAATCTTGATGTTCATGTCTTCTCTGATTTTGGCTTTTTGTCCCATAGCAAATGACAACATTCTTTCCTGTACGCCACCTTCTTGAGGCGCATGGAATGCCATTGAAGCCCTCTTGAGGAGTTCTTCCTGTGATACATTTTGATTCTTAGGATCAGATTTAAGAATGTTATAAGCATTCATGAAGTCTGTTGGCTTATTGGCAGCAGCATAAGCAGCACGTTCACGAATCTTAGCCTCATCAATACCAGCCGCAGATGTAAGAGCTTTAGAATCAAGATCAAAGCCCATGAGTTTGGCTTTGTTAATTGAATCAGCCATGCTATGTTGATAGGCCAACTTCTCGGCAAACCTACCTTCAGCCGCTGCTCTTTGAGCAGCTTCAAGATCACTCTTGTATTTCAAGATGAGCATATCTTTTTCTTGCTTGGCTGCGTTAAGCTTGTTTACACGCTCTTGTTCTGCTGCTGTGGCTGCATTGAACGTTCCACCAAACCCAGCCAATGCTGGGCCTAAACCACCCAAGCCTCTTGTTCCACGAGTTTGCTCTGCGGCTTGTAATAAAGCATTAGAAAGGTTCATGGCTTTATTGCCTTCGCCTTGAGCCAACTGTCTTTGATACTCGGCCTTTTGGGCTGCTTCTTGTGCTGCTATTCCTTTTTGCAATTCCTGTCCGGGTAATTGATTAAGGATAGCCATCTCAGGATGTTCTTTAACATACTGCGCCCTCACTGCATCGGGGTCAGCAGGCATCTCCATATTCTTGGCGTAGTCTGCCGCTTCTTGTTTGGCTTGTGTGTATAGGTCTTTGAAAGTTGGATCTGGGACAGGGTCTCCAGTCTTAAACCCAATCACTCCACCTTCTTTGAAGTTGTACATCTTCTCATCCACAGGCAGATGAGCGATACCGCCCTTTGTCATCGCTTGTGGATTTTGTTGTGGAGCAGGCATAGGCGCACCCTGTGGTGGGCCACCTTGTGGCATTTGAGGGGCAGCCTGCATTGGAGGAGGAGTTCCAGTCAACTTGTCTTTGATAGTTCCAGTGGGAGGAGGAGGCGTGGGATTAGATGACTCCATTTGATTCAAGACATTAAGAGCCATGAACTGTGGAATCTCTTTATTAGCACCGTTGGCCAATTGCTTAAGGTAAACCTTGGCTGCATCAATTTGCTGAGGTGTCCTAGCCTGACTAATCAGATTGTTTAAATCATCCTGAGCTTTGAACAAATTCATTGGCATGATTTATCCTTGAGGGTTAGTCGTTGTAGAAGAAGATCCAAGTCCTAAGAAATTAGACACCAAAGGATTTTGAGCTACACCCAACGCAGCCAAGGCTGTTCCTAAATCTGACATGGAATTTGGTGTAGTGGTTGTTGCGCTTGTTGGTAAGTTTTGCAATAAGCTTTGCTCAAATGCCAACTGTTGATAGGGATACTGTTGTTGTTTCTGGAACTCTGCGTAAGCGGCTTGATCTGCGGCGTTTTGAATGCCTTGTTGAACTCCTCCAGCCGTACCAAGAGCCTGCAAATTCTGTTGACCAAAGCCAGCACTGAACTGACGAGAAGCTTCGGTATTTTGTTGAGCCTGCAATTGTCTTTGTTGATCAGCATTAAACTGAGTTTGAGCATTGTTATAGGCTGTGTTATAGCCTTGGCCAATTAGATTAGCCTGTTGGCCTAGCAATGCATTCTGATCCATACCCTGAAGCACGGCTTGGCGTGATCCACCAAATGCGCCTTGAGAGGTCAATTTACCCAAATCACCTTGCTCATTAATTTGAGCCTGTTGAGCCAATAGGTTTAATTGAGGCTGAAGTGACTGAGACAAATAAGGGTTCATGTACTGAGAAGCAGCACTAGAACCTTGATCCATGTTTAAACTCATAGGCTGGCCATAGCCTGCTGTGCCTTGATTGGCTGCTTGACTAACCGATTGGGTTTGACTTGGAACATTAACATTTGGCATCTGTGGAGCGCCTTGATTACTCCAATTCTGCGTTTGATATTGCATTGGGTTATACCCAGTCTGCGCCATTTCTGATAGACCCATGAACTGTTGGTTCTGTAGAGCTGACTGGCCAGCGGTCAATGGCCCTTGATAAACAGGCATGGATGTGTTGGCCAAGGCTTGGCCTTGTCCCAACATGTTGGTCACGTAAGGAGCTATGTAAGAAGATAGTCCTTGGGTGGAAGTTCCCCCAGTGTTGGTTAGACCGGGAATCCCAGAGGTATTAGATACTGTACTGGTAGTTGTTCCATCAAAACTAGCAATACCGCCTTTGGCATAAGCCTTCCCGCCATACATGAATTTATCAGGATCAATTCTCTTGCCCTGCTTTTCATTGCCTGTTCTGGCTTTGCGAACTCTGGCCATCATCTCATAAAGTTTTTTAGCGCCTGCGTCAGAGTTACCATTACCTAAATGGGAGACAACATCCGCAGGAACAACAAACTCACCGTGGCTTAATTTGGCAGGCTGAACCCCATCAATGGATGTGTTGAGTTCATCAGCCATGCCATCGGTATGGCCTTGTAGATATCTTGGTTCTGCGGGGGTTGATCCTCCCATCGCATAATGCAATTCCATCAATCCACCGTCAGCGGCAGTATCGTAACCAAATGAAGCACTGTTATCAGCAGGCGCAGAGGCTGCGGCATAAGCTTGATTCACTACATCAGCATTCTGTGAGCCAACCACAGCAATAACATCAGACGCAGGGATACCTTGTGCAATGAGCTGAGAAGCCATCTCAGCAGGAGTTTGGCCTGCTGCTTGACCTTGAGACACAATCTGCGTGATAGTGGAAGTGTCGGCAGGAGGAGGTGTTGTTGCCGTAGGAGTTGGAGTAGGCGTAGGCGCAGGAGATGGAGTAGGTGCTGCCTGAGAAGCCATATAAGCCGCAGGATTAGTAAATGCTTGTGAATTCAATAGATCATTAAAGTTCGTAGCATTAGTTGTGGCTTGAGTTGATTGGGCTGCTTGGGGCTGATACTGAGGTTGAGCGGCAGGCAAGTTCTGTAGCGCTGCTTGAACAACGGCTGGGTCAGCATTTGTAGCCTTGATAGCATTCAATACTTGAGCTGGATCTTGTATATTAATATTGTTTTGTGCAATGTAATTAGCAATATCCTGCGCTGTATAAGGTGTATACGAAGGCGTAGGCGTTGGAGTAGGTGTGGGTTTGGTTACAGTGGGAGTGGGTGTGGTCGCTAAAGTTTTAATGCCACCACCTCCATCTGCTGTCTGTTGCACAATAGGTGATGTTGTGCTGGTTGGTAGACTTGCCACGCCAGAAGGATTGTTCTTCAAGCTAGCAATGTATTGATTAACCACAGCAGGGTTAGCATTCTGAGCTTTGGTTGCAGCGGCAACTGCGGCTGGATCATTAACGTTTAAACCACTACCAGCTATAAAGTTGGCAATATCACTTGTTGTATAGTTTGTATACGAAGGAGTATTGTAGGGGGCGCCAGAAGATGTTCCTTGATTCCAAGGCATAGCAAAATTAGGCACAGGAGCGTTAGTCCTATTGGCCGCAATGGCTTGAGCCTGAGCCTCAATGGCAGCTTGTGCATTGGCTTGTTGGCTAGGATCGGTATAAAGAGTATCTGTGAAATACTGTTGGTTAGGCTGGCCGGGCGTGACAACGCTAGAAGCGCCGGGAACCTGCATCCTAGATGCAATCAAGGCTGGGATAGAAGCGCTAGAAGAACCTGCTCCCCCGCCACCTGTATTGCTGGTTGCCAAGCTACCCAAAGCACCCAATCCTAAAATGCCTTTATTGGTGGATATAAACTTGGAAATATCGTTTAAAGCAGAAGATAAGGAAGTACCAGAGCCATCTGTTGGTGTTGAAGATAATCCTGTAGATGAATCAGTTACAGAAGTTCCAGCATTTTGACCATTAGTGTAAGTGGTTTGGGTTGATAAATTAGGATTCCAAGATATTGGATTGCCGTATTCGTCAGTTAATTGAGAATTATCACCTGAAGAAGAATCTGATATGGCTGTGGTCGTCATTATTTACCCCTTAATAGAGATGGCAAGCCTATAGACCCGCCTTTTGCTGACATTTTAGCGGTTTGAGTTTCATTTGTCACGAATGGATTGTAGACACCTTCCATGTCATAGGCCACAATTGGCCCTGCAACTGTTTGAGTTGTCTGCGGTGTGGCGATACCTGAAGTCATGGGCGCAGCGGAAGGAGTGGAGGCACTGGATGAAGCTCCAGATGAAGCCCCAGATGAACTGCTAGAAGGAGTTGTAGATTTTGAACTGGCAACTCCACCCAAAATTGGACTTAATTGTTTAAGAACCCCAGCAGCCTGAGATGCTATCTGTAGATTTGGATCTGATGTCAGGCTAGACAAGGCGCTTAAAGCGCCTGCTGTGTCACCCTTTTTAAGGGCTGCAATCCCACTAACCACATTTCCAAGCTGAGATGATCCAGCCGGGAGGAAATTTGTTAAGTTGTTTAAACTTGTCAATGCCCCAGCCAGGTTTCCGGTCTGTACTGCGTTTACACCACTGACAGCAGTTTTGGCTGTATTTAACGCATCTATAGTGGATGGATCTAAACCCAATGTACTGCCCAATCCAGATGCTGAAGTTAAAGCATTAAGAACTGTACCCACATTTAAGGGTTTACCACTAGCAACACTCTGCACCGTTTTGGCCCCAGCCAAAAAAGGTGCTGCCCCGGGCATGGCTAAACCTATTGCTGCGTTGACAAGGGGGTCGTTTAAAGCACCATTAACGGTGTTGCCTATCTGGCCAAGGACAGAACCTGAAGATCCACCTGTATAAGATACGCTTTGGTAATTATTGACGGGTTGAATTGTTCCTGTTTTAGGATCAATACTGACCGGAATGTTCATTGTCCCGCCAGTTGATGGGGTACTGATCACATATTGGTTAGTGCCAACTTGTTTAAGCCCGGCTGAACTGATTGGATTCCCGCTTGAATCAACCAACGCAGTACTCTTAAACGAAATATCGTTGCCATTCTCATCTTGACTAGGAATAGTTACAGAGCCAACCTTAGCCCCGCCAGATTGAATAGCGTTTAAAGCATCATAAAACTGCTGGCTTGCCCCTGGAAATATCTTGGAATAATCCACTGCGGTTGTTGTCATACGGCCTCACCACCACTGATGAATATGTTTAAACCTGTAGCTGAAGCCTTGGCTTGAATCGTAGAAGCAGTCGGCAAAACCTGTACCCCAGAATAGGAATAAATACTATTTGCCGCTACCGATACACCATAAATAAAAGCATTATTGGTTGTCTCGCTGAACGTGGCAGGGACAATATGCAGGTTAAACGTGATGGGACTACCAGTCGTATTGCAGACATCAATCTGCTTCATGTACGTCCGAGTAGGAGTAGTTGGATTAGATGGAACAGTATAGAGCGTGACATAGCTGGTCGTTAGACTAGCCTGTGATAACTGTACTGGGGTTACGTTCTGATAAGCAGCCATTAGACCCCCAGCCAAATAAGAGCTTGATTGGTGGATACTTGATTCATACCAATCTGGTTAACGTTATCGTTGCTCGTGAAATACAGACGAAGAACCTTGGTCAGGTTATCCAAATAAGCCTGATCGTACTGAGGAGGAGGCAAAGGCAGGTTAGGAGAAACATTGATATTTGGAATCATGTATTACCTCTCCTTCCGTCTGGCTTGATCTCAATCCTAGGTGTACCGAGTTGCCACTGTAATCCCAACTGATTTCCTTCAATCTGAAAGATCATCTGTCTACCACGCAATCGGATAAACACTTGCCCAGTAAACTGTTCAATGGGAGCGGTTGCCGTGCGAGTCACAGTAGCTGTATTGATAGAGCCGTTTGTAGTCTGCGGTGTGTTATACCCCGAGCCAGAGTTCTGCATGGGGATTAAGGTCATGGTCACTTGCGGACTGGAAGTCGTAGATTTACGGAATGTCACATCAGGAAGTATTCTGTTTACATACGCAAACTTAGTCCCAAACTGCAAATCAAACTCGGAAGATTGTATATACGAGTCGATTGGATATGCAGTTCCAGTCGTATTGTCATCTAAACCATACTCGTGATACACCAAAGTGTTACCATAAGTACTATTAGGAACGGCGGCAATAGGATATGTGAGGAGCGTGGAATCAATCCAAGCAGTCCTATTCATACTGCCATAGTACCAAATATCATCTACATAGTTATAGACTACATATCGATTGATAGCTGTACTGCTGGCTGAACAATAGAACCACCACACCTCATTGAAACCTTCATTCGTTCCTGCAAAGAACTGTTGGGTTTGGTTGGTGTTGATATCGCCATAAATGTATTCACGCAGGTCACAGCGCAGGGTAGATACAGTACCGTTGTACTTATAGAACTTATCAATACCCATCCAGTAGGATGTACCAGAGGCTAGAACAGCAACGTTCTGCCCCATGATGGAGATGTTATCTCCCATAATTTGAGAACTCCATACTGCGGGAGTTCCTACATATTGGAAAGAATAGACCGAAGTATCTGTCCAAACCACGATCTCTTGCCTGTTTTGTACGCAGGTTACGATCTGGGAGCCACGAGATAGACGGAGATCACCCGCTTGATTTGTGGCTGCGGGTGTCCACATGGTCACAGATTCCTGATCAGACCAACGAACCAGCATAGGATCTTGCGAAGAACCTCCCAATGGGTTAGCACCAAATGCAAACACAAAGCGACTAGCATCGGAGACAAAGATAAAATTAACAACAGTCGGTACATCTGAAGCTTCCGACAGTGAAGTTGCATATACCGCTCTAGACGAAATCGTACTAGATGCCGCCCAATAGAAGATCGATCCACCCCTTGGGGCAAAGATCAAGTCCTGCCCAAAGTTAGCCTGACTCCATAGTCTCAAGGCCGTGGTAGAAGAAGCGCCATTTCCCCATGAGCCATAGCCCCAAGCACCTGCTCCCCAACCCACAAGAGGAACCTCAATGGCTTGTCCTACATTGATCTGGAAAGCGGCTGAAACTGTACCGCCTCCAGTTGCCGTGGAGGTGGCTGCGGTCGCTGCAAGGATGGTGAATGTATTGGTATCTACAATAGATTGAATCTGGTATTCACCATTGATCGTGATACCTCCCACCGCAGATGCGCCAGAAAAGGTAACAAAGTCCCCAAGGACTGCACCGCTAGAAGCAGCAGTTACAGTGACAACTTTGGAAGTATTGACTGTGGCAAAAGGGTTTGTAAGGGTAACTGTATACCGAATGGGCGTGATATCGTAGTAAGGCCCACCTTGATTGACATAGAACTTGAGGTTAGTTCCTACGCCAATGAGATTTTGTCCACCCAAAGTAGACCAACTAAAGAGAGAACGACAGATACCTTGATATGTTCCTAATGCTAAAGGAACCCATCCACCGATCTTTTCAGGGAATCCTTGCCTGAACCTGACATTCTGAGAGGCATACCAACTGCCTACAATGCTGAAGTTGGGGGCATTAGTTCCTACCGTTTCTGAGGCATATTGTGTTTGTTCCCTGTTTACACCAGGGCGAAACATAATGGGGAGTAGTGCGGTAGGTTGATCAGCCATAGCTTATTGTCCCATTACCCACCTAAAACGGCAAGTGCGTGTTGGGTTAATTTGATCCGTTCTTCCAACCCAAATGTACCGCCATTGATTCTTCTGGTTAAGCCTTCCCAGTTCTGCGCTTCAGCCAGATCGTTGCATCCGTGGGTCTTCCAGAACCACCCAGCGGACAAAGCAGCATACATAGGGGTCGCAACAAGTTGCGGGTCTTTGACCATATCCCTCTGGACTGACTGCCCAAAGTGGTAATAGTTATCGTGTCCAGTCAACTGAATACAGCCCCGACCATGAAACCGCCAACCATCTCCTGATTTTTCATCACGGTTTCCCATTC